TACAAGAGTGATTCTATTTTCAGTTGTTCCATCCGGATTAGTAAATGATGATGAAAGTCCAGTAGCAACATAACTGATTGTTGGTGGGGGAGGGGTTAAGTTACTGGTGAAAACAGGTGTAGTAATTCCACTGTTTAAAGCTGGAAAGTTACCAGCCATATAAGACTCTATCTCAGGCCAACTGTATTGTAGGGCAGTCAGCGTGGCTGACATGTCTTTCTTCGGCTTCTTACTTGTTATGATGGCGAGAATAGTTTCTTTTCCAGCCTCACCAAAACTATAAACATCACCTCGTCTTGTGGTGTGGGGTAGCTCCCCTGTATAGGTAAGAGTATCAGTAGTCCAATCAGGGAATTGGGCAGTTACTGCTTTAGCGAAAACATTAGCATACTCATTACCATTAGGTGTGGTTCTTATTACTAAGTTATAGGCTGTCTGAGCTTGAACGGTAATAGCTTGGTCAAGGGTAATGCTCTTATTTAAGACATCATGATATTTAATTCTTCCGGTAGCTTGAGAGACAAGGATGCAATCATGCGCGATACTAACCAAATCACCACGACTACATGACAAATGTTCCCAATCAGCTTCCCATGTAAATAATTCAGAGCGATACCTACGAACGGCCAAATGATACTTAGCATGAGCAATTACTTCAGCAGCAGTAGTTACACCAGGAAATTGCAATGCTTCTAATATATAAGCGTTGCTTTCGTCATATCCTTGTGTATAAACAATTACTTCACTTTCCCGATTATCAGCAGTTTCATCATTAAATGCGATACGGTATCCATGCAATTCTTCAGCAAAAGTTTTCTTAGAAGAAAGCTTTTTAGAATTAGCAGGAGTAAACATCTGTACAGGTCCGAGCGTTCTAGCCCTATCGATGATAACAGACCAGTTACCATCAGGCTGAACCAGCATAGCACGACCGGCTGTACAAATCTTACGAATTATCTGAGGAACCGGCTCTGACGTATCATGTATACGATTGTAGGCAAAACCGTTTATACGACAAAAATCATGCCATTCTTCAAGAGCATCTAAATCTATCTTACTTAAAACAACTGGTCTAGCAGTAACTGTATGTTCTAAAACATAACGAAACAAAGAAGCGTTGTTGTTAGTCGGTCGTTTAACCCATTCCCCTGTTGTATGCTCATAATCCATACAAATGGTAGTTACCCAACCATTAAGGTTATCTATAACTCCATTTAATTGATCAGTACCTTTGATAGACAATTGAGTTTCTGCAACTGGAATTGGAAAATTTACAGGATCGACAAACTTGACAGATTTAAGTTCTGAGAAAGTTAATTTATCATAAACCTTATCTCCAGTTTCAGGAGTGGTTCTATCTACTCGAATGTCATATTGACCAGCAGAAAAGTGATTAACTGTTATGCTTACTCGTTTAGGGTAAGCTGCTTTGTCAGTAATTGTTTTAGTATCTATAAGCGTCCAAGTTCCTGCTCCGGTAGGACTTGTTCTAACTTCTAGGGTTACGGTAGTAGCTTGTCTATCACCAGTTTTATCATTAATACCAAACAAACCTTCTGCAAAAACTAATTCGATAATTGATTGTTCAGTATTTAATTGAGTAGTTCTAATTACAGGAGTACCGTAAACTATCTCTGCTCCAAATTGATCAGGATAAACATCATTAGGAAGTAGCTTTAATTCAGCATCTGTAGGATAACCCTGTTTAGACGCTACAGTAACTTCAGAATAAGCAGATAAAGAGGTTTCACCCAACTTCAAATCTTCGATTAAAAGTGGACCGTGACCCCATACCACATCAACGTATAAATACTGATCGTTCCCTTTATTGATCGTGTAAGGCAAAGCACCATAAGGAGGGGCGTAACGAACTCTACCGAGAACCATTGGTAAAGCTTTATAATGAGGCGCGTAGTTCCGCATTCCTGTTATGGAATAAACAGAAGTCTTATCGCTACTATCATGTCCTAAACCAACATCCGATAAACCTTCAACGGGAACTAGGGCATTTACCGCAAAAGCACCAACTAATCCAACAGCAGCACCTACATACGGTGCCCACATGCCTAAAACTTGCCATTGTCCAACCCAAAGAGCAACAATCGTAACAACTACCATTAAGATAGTTCTTAATGGATTTTTACCCTCGCCACCTTCAGGAATATTATATTGAATAACTAACTTATCAGAACTTTTAACTACAGTCCTATCATAAGCAGCAGGAAGTAAAGGAACCCCATTTATTTCAACATAAACCTTTTTGCAATACCATTGATTAACTCCATTTTTCTTACCAAGTCTATCTACAATTTGTTGAACGGTTTCCCCAGGGGTAGCAACATCTCGCGTAACTTCAGAAAGCATTGGGTGAAGTTTAGCATTAACAACGCAGGTTGGCTCAATGACTTGTAGGCTACGCGACATATTTCCACCAACCTTTAAATCTATTTTTCCACAAAATTGATTTAGGATCTATTAATTCAACAAATTCGTTTCTCATTATAGATAAAGTATTTTTACCTTTTAAAGCTACACATATGCCCACATGAAACATAGGACCTATTTTAAATAAAGCAGCTGCACCGATTTCGGGCTTGTTGATCAGTTCCCATCCTTTAAAATGTTCTTGTTGAGCCACCATTTTTGAATAAGAAACCCTATCACTATTTTTATAATCGGCATCGTACAAAGGTATTTCTATATTATACTCTGTTTTTAAAAAAAGATATAACAATCCCCAACAATTTACCCCCGCAAAACTTCTTCCTTTATCGACATAAGGAATTCCCCTGTATTTATTTATGTCGATTATCATTTAAATAATCCAGGAGCGGTGGAAGGGGTAAAAGTATAATAAGGGCAAGGCTCATTAGTCATTACATCGAGAACAAGATCCCCACCAATAGTCGTGGAATTAATATCAACGCTCGAAAATTTGAAACCTTCAATTAATCCTTCAATATTATCCGTATCGCTGGCTAAAACAAGCGTCATGCTGAGAATTGGGGAAGTCCTGACCGAACGTATAGCCTCAACCATTTCTCGTCCTATATTGGACACAGACAACCTCGTAGAAGGTGGAGAATCTTCATCCTCTGTGGGTAAGTCCAATTCCATAGGACAGTACATATATTCAAGACCATTACTCACCGTACCATAAACAACATTTTCGTCGGTTGTTAAAGATGGGAGTCTTGTTGTACCGTCTGTTGATAATAGAATATCATTAGGTAATTCAGGATGGGTTATAACAATTAAAATAATCGGATAATCACCTGTCTCTGTGGCGTATATAGCTTTCAGAGCATTTAGACTTAGATTCAAGGTAGAATCTCCAATTTAAGATCAACCTTAAAACCAAGACCAAAAGGTTTGAAGTCTAGAAGTTTTTCTCCAGATGGAACAAACCTTACTTCGATAGTAGTGTCGTCCATTGGATGAGTATATTCAAATCGCAACGCTCCATTTCGCAAAGTATGCTCAACAAAATTTTTCAACGTAACTCGTTGTTCATGAGTAAGGTAAATGGATTTAGTAAACTTAAACGGAGGGGTTGCGCCCTTGTTACGAGTTTTACCAAACCCAGCATCCGACTCAAAACGTAATAGGTTATTAGGGTATTCTTCGTTATACCCATCCATTAACGTTCCTTGCGGTAAGCTAGTAGGCCATATCGGAATTGTCATGTTATCGCCTTATCATTTGAGAACCACCTAAAGCACGAACCGCTTTGTTACTTGCAGAACCTTGTTTAGATATGTTTCTTGCGTTGATTGCATCTATTAGAACTTCGATATTAATACCACCCATACCATCGTCTGTTTGTGTTACCGTTGCTGTCGAATCAGTATTGTTATTAATCACCACACTAACGTTACCTCCTACAACTTTGTTAAGAGCAGCATAATCATCAGCCTGACCATCACGTACATTTCTAGCGGGAGTTATGTAGCCATTAACACCAGGAGTAAAGTATTCCGGTCCCTCAGTACGTCTGTTTTCGTTAACTATATAAGTCTGTCCAGCAATT